AGGAGTGCGACGGTGTTCGCTGATTAATGAGCGCACACGGTTTAACAAGCCCTGGGCTTGGCGGCGAGAAATAGTATCAAATTTGATACTGGTTCCAAAATAGCTTTCAAAGACCTTAGCGGCCTGTTTTGTTGGGTTGGCTACGGCCAGTTCTTGCAGTTTCATTATCGAATCCTCGTTGTTGAATATATTTAGCCCAGTTTACACATTTGGTTAGTTGATTTTCCAACAGTTTTTTCTGTATAATTTTGCTTTCTAACTTGGTTAACACCATTTCACGTAGGGCTGGATCTTTACTGCGATCTCCTAGTGCGGCTCTGGTGGTAATATCCTGTGTTAATGCGTTTAATTTGTTGTCCACGGTTAGCAGTTCACGTGCTGTGTTATAAGCACGGTTTTTGTCGGCTATACACCAGCTGAGTGCAGTTCTGGTGCTGTGAAACGTGCCTACTTCAGTGGCACTACAAAACACTTGATATCCGGGACGCAAAGGAACAATGCGATATCGCCCAAATGCTTCATACTCGCCTGAGTCGTTTTGCCAGATTAAATTAGGAGTTATGTCCTTAAATTCTTGACGGAACATGCGTTCAAATTCGTGATCTTTTATCATTTAAGAACGTAGTGTGATATAAGATAAATGGTCGAAGCACTTAAAAACCCAATAATGCCGATGCCCCAAGTGATCAATCTATCGTTATTTTTTTCACTCATTTTGCTTACACCGGCCTTGACTTCCTGGACCATGGCACAAAGATGGGCAATGTTTTCGCCCATGGCGCTCATTTTGTCTTCCAACGCATTATAGCGTTCAGCACACAGTTCTACATGTGCTTCAAGGCTTTTCTTTTCAATATCTGTGGCTTCAATCATAAAGTTCTCTTTATTTTAGCGGATTGGCTCTTAGGCAAATCCTATTAATTATTTATGGAAATAGGTGCAAACCAAATGTTTTGCTTGGGACCGTCAGTGACTAAAATAGATTCAATATCTGGATCATTATTGAGTTCACGCAACATAGGAACTCCTTCGGCATCAGACCGCAATACAGATACTGGATCCTCAGGAGGACCGTATATACCGTCGCTTTCTGTTTCAAATTCAAACATCCAACGAGTACCAGTTTGATCCTGTATTGGTGTAGTAAGAGCAAACAACTGTGTTCGCAGGCCTAGAATCTGTGTAAGTGTTTCCCAATTGCGTTGTTGATTACGGCTGCGATTCCAAGATTCAGTATCCCGTATCACTTGTCCAGCACGATCCTGGAATGGCATTTGAGTCGTTTTACAATGACCAGTTATGCCAGTCACAGTGATATCAAATTGAGTTTGGCAGGCAAACCTCACTTGGAGTTCCTACTGAGTTCATATAGTATTTCAACTTGTTCGCACAGGTGATCAAGTTCCGGATGGTCATAGCGAGCTTGGAAAATGTCTACCCAGCGTTTTTGACTTTCTAATTCTTTAAGCTCTTGTTGTAGGGCAGGATCTTGACTGTACAATTCTCTATGACTGCTTCCTGGTTGCCGAGCATATACTGTACGCCCACCATCTGGACTTTCAAATATTGTTACCTCGGTAATTTTATTAACCATCATGCTAGTATTTAAGTTATTATAGCAAAGTCAACAAAAAACCCACCGAAGTGGGTTTTAGGTATCAATAAAAAAATTGATTAGGTTGACAACTTGAAGCCAACATTGGTTGAGCTGTTGATTTGGTTAACACCAACAACACCAGCTGTGTTAGCCGCAGCAGTTGCAACTGTGGTGTTAGCAAATGCGCCAGTAGGATAGATAGCAACGCTGAGGGCTGTGCCGTCAACTTGATACATCGCAACTGTGGTTGTTTGCTGAAGAGCTTGCAACACGTTAGCCACGAAACCGTTAACTTCACCTTGTGTGTTCATTGTGTTAGCAGCAACGAAACGGAAAAAGTCTAGTTTAGGACCTTGTGGTTGAACTGAGTTACCAGCTAGGCTGGTGCTTTGTGGCAATGGACCATTCAATGTGTCTAATGCAAATACTGGTTGTGATCCACCAGAAACTACGGTAATATAAGCCATTTTAAATCTCCTTAATATATGGCCACTGTGGGCCTACTTTTATTTATACCTTTTGGTAAAAATCAGGAGTTAGGTGGCCAAATTGGGGTTATTTAAGATACGATTTCCAGCACTAAAGCCAAATCTATTGACCAGTTTGGCACGGCCTGCTGGAGTAGCCAAGACCCAACCTTCGTGCCCGGGCTCTTGACGATCCAGTTGAGCCAGCATGTCTGTTTTGATTTCATGCAACAGTAGGAATGCTGTAAATGCCGCAGTGATGCCATCCATGTTTGACCTAGGACTTTGTAAATATTCTACTATGTTGTTAAACTTACGTGGTGTTGTGTTCTGTTGTAACCATGCACCAAACTCTGGCAACAAATTTGTATAGTCTGTGGTAATTCTTGAATTAACATATCGCTTGCATAGTGCTGGCAAATCACTGAGTTGTGCAGCTCTAAGGTCGGCTGGATTGAACAAGCCGTTGATTGCGGCACCGTGTTGAGTGATTAGTTGTCGCAGTTGCTGAACTAACTTTTTGTCAGGAGTAACATTTTTAATATCTTTCACTGTGGGTTCAACAATCAACAGCCCAGGCACTTGAGTCAAGTTAAGATGATGTATGGGTTCAGGCTGTGCATCAGCTGTTTTATATCTGGTATGAGCTGCAATGCCCACTTCACTGGCTCCAATTGCTTCGCCTAGTCTACTGGCAGCCGGAATACGATATTCCACAAAGTTGGGTTTAAATTCATAAGCACCTGATACTTCGGGCGGTGTTGTTGTGTAAAGCAAGTCGCCTTGAATATAACCTTTAAAATTGGCTGGAGTGGCGGCTTCCAACATGGGCCATAGTTTGGCGTAAATGCCAATTAGATCTCCACGATCACCACCACGCTGATTCATAATGCCAGCCAGTTGCTGTATGCTGGTGGCACGGCCTGCATAGCCTTTAGCGCCAAATCCACTTTTATCAGTTAGTACAAATTCGCCGTTCTCATCGCGTCCCCAAATAATAGCCGGCTTGCCGTCCCATTTGACTGTGGTATGTTTGCGTGTGTCTTCTGCGGCATGCCTCATAATGGCCATGGCTTCTTTAACGCCACGTGTGCCACGATCAAACACCAGGTCTTCAATGTGCGGAATACGTGCTTCGGCTTCTGTCAATACTGTTTCGATCAGGGGTGTCATGCCTTGGTTGACAATGCGGTCACGCAGGTTGGCCAAGAAGTTTACTTCGGTGTATCCGGTCACTGCGGGTGTTTCGCTTTCCATAGTGCCTTCCAAGAACGGTAGGCCTTCACGTTCCATGTGCTGTTTAAAGTCTGCAATTTTAGCGTCACGATCGGGATCTGTGCTGAGTGCTTGTAGAATTGTTTCCACACTTGCTAAATCTTGACGTGTGGCTGTTCGATTTAATAACAGCTTTGCTACCTGATCTGGATTGTCTGTAATAAGTTTATCTGTGGCACGGTCAGCTATTCCAGCAATTTGATTTAGTTTATAACCCATGCTTTTGGCAATTGAATTCATGAGAACATTACGCTCACGTCCTTTATACCGGCTGTCTATGGGCATGGCACCTAGAACAAATTTGCTCCAAGGCACATTGTTAAGAAACATAAAGTCAGTTTGAACAAATCCTTGAGCTGGATTTCCATTGATAGGTGTTTTAAAATGTACAGCAGTGCCAGATTTTTTAACCCATTCTTCTGGTTTAAATCCGTGACTTTGTGCCCAGCGTGAGAGCTGTGCTACCATTTGTTCTTTGGTTACTTGTTTGGTGTCTACTGCAATGTCTAGATCGCCACTTGTGTCTTTGATACCGGTTGAACCCAATGTGTTGTTTTGTAAATCAAGTCCAGGCAACATTTCTTCCAACCAGGCCAGAGTTGTTTTAACATCAGTCTGATTGATACGCTGTGTTAGTGCGCGACCATCGCCGTCTTTGAATACGTTGCCACCTTCGAGTAAGTTCATTATTTAAATCCAAGGGCTTGTTTAATTGCAGCGGCCTTAACAGGATCCTGTTGAACCATGGTCCTGATTTTTTCTTGATTCTCTGGGCTTATTAACATGGATAATGGACTGACTGTGTTTACTCCAGTGCGGTTGGTGGATTTTTGTGATTGGCGGATCTCAGTCGACAACTTTTGCATAGCTGTCATGGCAATGGTAAGATATTGTTCAATTGCCGCAGGATCATTTTTCATTATGATCGTGGGTAATAATGCATTTAATTGTTTTAGAGTTTCAGGGTCTTGTCGTACCTGGGCCATACTAATAGTTTGATTAGTACCGGACACTTGACTAGTCAGTTGTTTGTCTACCCATGCTTTAAATTCGTTGGCACGGTTGCCAGTCATAACGGTTTTTGGGTTAGCAGTGACAGCAGGGTCTACCTTTCCAGGTGCAGGAAGATTAGTGCCAGGTAATGCGCCAAATCCTGTTTTAGGATTTGCAGCGGCGGCTACTTTTTGTTGATACTTGGCTAGCTCGGCCGGAGTTGGTGTGCCAGCAACTGCCTCGGGTAGTGATTTTTTAGCTTGAACTTGTTGAATCCATTGTTGTGCTAGTTGTGCGGCACGTTGTTGTGTTTGTGCGACCAATCGAGCAGATTTTTTTTGATCAAACTGTGCTTGTAATCGCACATTATCTGCTTGATGATATTTGTCCATTGCAGAAGCATATCCTCCAGCAGAGGTCAACGCACCTGGAGTATTCATTACTGTCATGGCTTTTTTAATAGGAGTTGCATTGCCAACAGCAGAGGCTGCCGCTGAGGCTGCACGACCTACCCCTTTGCCTACATTTTTAATACCACTTGCTACCGAACTGGCTGCACCTTTGAGTGCACCTGGAATTATTGATGGTGCTGAACCTGGCTGTTGTTTAACCGCAGGACCAGAATATAGTGCTTCATTTACTTGTGCTAGGGTTATTTCATGAATTTGCATCGGTACGTCTCACTGTGCGGGTAAACTTGCCAGGGTCACGCTGATTAATAGCATTGATTAGCTTGCGCTGTAGATTTTGTGCATCTTCGGTACTGTAACTGGAATCAATTTCCTCCAACAGGCGTATGGCACTGGCTATGATGTTGGATGCGCGATTCTCAATCACATGGCGTTGATCACGCTCAATGTACATTGAGTCTAATTCTTCTAGTAAACTGCGAGTTTTCTTTTGCATTTTAGTCCAGGACCTTTTTAGTATTTATTACTTTTGTCCACAAGCATCATCACAAATAATCAATCTTCCCTGTGCATAATTGTCAATTTTCCACGCATTTTCAACAGAATTAAACCACTTGATACATTCTTCCAATGGATATTCTAGTGCGTTGTTTTTTATAATCAACGGAATTAGTTGTGCGTTGGCCGCTTGATGGTACTGCCCGGTACCATATGTTTTTGGATAAAATCCAGTAAAACAACACGGGCTAACATCACCAGTTGCAGCTATGTATATGGATTTTAATTTTTTAGTCTCGCAACTAATACTGGTAGCAGGAGTGCGATCTATTATAATATCTTCTAATAAAATTTGATCTGTTGTTTTTTTATGGAATAAAACTTCAAAACTTTTTTCGCCAACATAGTTTCCTAACACATGAGTCAACGTTCCATTACGATCAAATACTGGCGCGGTATTTCTACCTTCATCAAGCAATTGAAAGTCTATAAATCCCAACTGTTGACTTAATTTTTGACAAGCATTAATTTGATGCTGATTATGATCAAATTTAATCATCTTCCAAACAGCATTCCCGCCGGCTGCTATGAATGTATTTGCATTGCGAATTACAGTATCCCACACTGTGTTCTGTCTATATAAATGATGCGTATCTTCAAGCCCGTCTATACAAAATAGCACTGTAGCGCGGCTTTGTGCCAGTCTGGTCCAGAACAATTGATCTCGGGCACCACCATTGGTGCTAATTTTAATAGCCAAATTAGTATTTTGATCTAAGAAATAATCTACAATATCAGGGCCCTCAGGATTCATTACAATGTCTCCAAAATTACCATTGATATAAATGCTGTTTAATTGTTTTAAAAAGTCTGGCGTGAATACTTTTTTAGCGTGGTATAATGTAAAATTTACTTCTGGATAGCCACCATTGTGTGGATAGCCCCAAAATGTTCTTGGGCACCACGGACAACTGGCATTGCATAAACTAGAGATCTCTAAGTGAACGTCTCGTATTTCTTGAAATTTAAGCATTTAAAATTTTTGCAAAATCAATAAAAGTTTTGCTCCAGTTGGTTTTTCTTATTTGTTCTAGTCTGTTTATATATTCAAAGAAGGCAACAGGAGTGTAATTGCTTTCTTCTTTGCAAACATTTAAAAAATTAACTAGATCTGGGTATGAATTAAATTTGTCTAATAATTGTTTTTTTAAATCAGATGATACTATATCAACGGAACACTTGCCCGTTGCGGGTTGAAGGATTATTTTTGTTTCATCCAACATGCGATTTGTATCAAAGTGTTGTTTTTTCCAATCATAAAGCTCAGGCAGATACCATAGGTTAAGATAGCTTACAGTGGTCATTAAATAAAACAAATGGTTTGATGGTAACGATTCGTAATACCATTTTAGATTATCCACTACTGAGTTCCAATCTGCACCAAATCTTTGATACTCAAATCGATCCTCAATATCATCGATGCTAAAATATAATTCTAATAGTTGTGCTTTGCTCCACAAATTAAGCACTCGGTTAGAAACTCGATGCGTTCCATTGGTGTTATATACTACTCTGCAATTTTTTAAGATATCAAGTTGATCTAACATTTCTAATATGTCAGCATGGGTTTCGTTCATTAAGGGTTCGCCTCCCCAAAATTTTATCATTTCTAAATTTTTTATTATAGTAGGATCATTGACGCTAAGAGTTAGTTGTTTATTATAGTCTTTGTTGTAATAATCGTTTTTAGAAATTAACATGCCCATTTTTTTAGCATCGGGTATCCAACTTGTGCTGCTGTCTGGGCCGCAGATTGTGCATTTTAAGTTACACAAATTTCCTAACTTGATATCTAGTCCTCTAATTATTTTGTTGTTGCTGTTCCATCCTTGATAAAATTCTTCAGATGCATGGCGGCGCGATTTATTGCCAACTGCTTCTAATTTGGTGCACAATTCACAAAAAGTATTGGATAATTTTCCGTTTAAATTGTCAATACGTATTTTTTTTAATTCGGTGTTATTCCATAATTGATCAATTGTGGGCCATAATTGATCAATTGTGGGATTTTCTATGTTAGCTACAACTCTTCCAGATTGACAACAAGCACCAACTGAAACCTTTTTGTTAATGTAGTCAATTGCTAAATTGTGGTGTATGTCATGACAATAGTTTGGGGTCATGACTGTTTAATCTGTCCCAACAAATGTTTAAGTTTGGCACTTTGCACATCCGCAGTAATTTTTACTGTTTCTTCATGGGGTGGCACTGGCTCAGTTCCGTTGACTAAATTGCTTTTTGCTTTGATGCTGTCAAGCAAATTGCCTCGGGCAAATGAGTTTACTGGGCCAGCTTCTTCACCCGGATCTGTAATACGCATGGTTTCAACATTATAGTCCAAGTCAATCTTCATACCAACACCAGTACTACTACGCGACTTCATACATTGTATTTGGTACTTGCCACGCTCACGCATAGCTCTACTAGTAAAGATACCAAACACATTGTCTGCTGTGTTGATCTTTGAAATACCACCCGAGATATGACTGTGGTCAAATTCAATTTCTTCTACCGCACTACGATTCAACTGCGATGCGGTTACAAATAACACATTAAGTTCTTTGGCCAAGTTACGTAACTCTTCTGACACATACTTGTCTTTGACAAACAGGTCGTTTGGGCTAACTTTAGCACTTACTGGCATCAACAAGTCCAAATAGTCACACATGACAAAGTCTACCTTCAATCCTGTTTGCACTTGCACTTCTTTGATATAACTGCGAATGTCATTGATGTTGCTCTGTGCTGGCAATGCTTTGATACGATACTGTCCGGCTTTCTTTGATACCAACTTAACTTTAAGTTCAGTCTGGTCGATATCTTTACGGATTTCTTTGGTGCTCATTCCTGCCAACATGGCGTCAGTACGCAGGGCACATAGTTCCTCTGACAGTTCTAAACTTATATACACACCACTGAGTCCTGCCTGTAACCAGCTCAATGCTATATTCATCATGACCAAGCTCTTACCAGATCCAGATCCTCCAGCAAAAATGTTTAGTTCGCCACGACTAAATCCACCATACAAAATTTTATCCATCTGTGGCCACCCTGTACTTACTTGTCCGCCTGAATTAAAATATTTGTCAATCCGTAGTCTAGGGTCTGCAAAATAGTCTGTACCCATATCCTTGGTCAAACTAATTTGCACCGCATCTTTGATTAATTTTTCTACAGGATCGTATTCGCCCTTTTCCAGCAAGTCTGCTGACTTTAAAATTGCACGTTCTAGTTCTTGTCTACGAGTAAACCCTTCAAACTCATCCATAAACCATTCAAAGTGTCCTTCGTTTAGGTCTGGAATATTGTTGAGTTTAACGCCTGTGCTGGCACTGATCTGTTCCGTAGTGGGCAGTGTCTTGTGCAGGTCGCTGTGTTTGGCAATAAATTCAGCCGCTGGGCGCAGACTTCTATCAAAGTTTTCTGGATTATAAATGTTCTGCACACGCACATAACTTTCTGCGTCTTGCAACATCATTTCTAAGAATAGTTTTTGGACATCAAGTCCGTAGTCTTTTAACAAGTTGTTTCTTCCTTAGTTCTATTTTAATCTTACTAGTCTCTTTGGCCTGCATTATAGTTAGCAAGGCCGCTAATCTACCCATATAAATTACCGCATCATTTATGTCTTTAATACCATCTGGCCATTCGGGCATACTTACACTCCAACCTAGCTCTACTGCACGATCTACCAATCGCATACCGGCCACATCTTGGTCTGGAACTACAACAACATCACGTCCTAAGCTGCGTATTAGTCTAACTTGTGCGTCATTAATCTCAGCATGTAATACTGCCAAGCCGTTAATGCTCAGTGCATCAAAAACACCCTCGCACACAATCACCGACTGCCAATTATTTTTTTGTAGATCTGTTCCAAACACATAGCCCGACTGTATGTCTTGGATATATCTAGGCGTCCTATCATCCAAAAATCTCGTAGTGTGTCCAACTACTTGTCCGTTGTAGGTAAACGGAATTACAACACCACGACGTGGCATTGTCTTATACAGGAATGGGTAGTCCAAAGGTATACGCCTATTCTGTAAGTATTCTTTTGCAAAATCGGTTAGCTCTTGTGTTTCTGCTGGTAGGTCTCGATCTTCAAATTCAATTGATTGTAATTTTTGTATTAATTCTTGTCGTTCATTCAACAGGCCTTGTATTGATCGTTGCTTCAGGCTTTCAAGATTGATCCGTTCAATTTCTTCTGTGGGCACATTCATCCACTCCAATAACCGGCGAGCCTTAAATGTCAAGTTGCGACCTAGTATAAAACTAGCAGTATATCCACAGTTAAAACAATGATACGACCATGAGCTGTCTGTGCCGGGCTTGATACCGCCACGCTGTCTTTTGTCCTGTGTGTCGCCGCGATGAATGCAACAAGGTGCGTTGAAACTTATCCAACCACTTGTTGTTTGTTTTCGCTTGCCGGGTAAAAAGGAGACCACATCAATCATACTATATTATAGCAGATTGTTTGAGTTAAATCAAGAACGTTTGGAGTTATCTATACAGGAGATCAACCACATAACCGGTGCTAATCACTACTGCTGCGCCAGTTTGGGTAGGACTAGTTGGATAATATCCTACACCAAATCCTGCATTGGGTAGATACCAATAACCACTTCCGCCGTTGGTCACGGTGATACCAGTAACTACTCCGCCCGATACAGTTGCTTCGGCAGTGGCGCCTGCGCCGTCACCGATAATGTTGATCTTAGGTGGTGCTAGATAACCAGTTCCGCCGTTGGTCACTGTAACCCCGGTAAGCACACCGTTGGTTGTGGTGGCAAAGGCTATGGCTGGAGAGCTGGGCTGGTCAGGCACAGCAAAAATACTGTTGTTAAAACACATGCGGATCAAAGGATACCAACCTACAATGTTCATGTAGATGGTGCCAGTTTTATTAAGGTAGGTGGTTGATTCAGTTACATTGTACCAAAGACTTTCATAGTTTTCTGCGGCCTGTGCTTTGATTGTTCCTGTGTAGCCATCCAGGGTCATTTGTACTGTGGTCACTGCATTCGTTGGCTCAATAAAACTGCTGAAATATTCTGTATTTGTAAAACTGTTCCAGTAGTTGCCACCATTGGGATTGCCGGCCCAGTAAGGATTACTAGGATATTGGCTCCAGGCAGTACCATCCACACTGGCCTGTGCTGTTAATTTGAGTGTGGGTATTGTGAGCGGGGCGCTGGGCACATACTGTGGCAATACGCTGTCTACAATATTTACAGGAGCACGGGCTCCGGCTTGGGCATTGGTAAACACTGCTTCTGTTAGGCCGCCGGGTTGTGTGCGTTGTATGCTGTAGGTAGCTGGTTGTGCCAGGACTTCTAACATTTCTGCTGAGGTCAGGGTAACTTTAGCGCGGCCAGTGGCGGCACTTAGGGTAACCAACTCTTTTTCAACTAAAATACGATCGCCGGCAGTGTTGATTGCACGAAACAGGAACGTACTACCTGTGATGTTGACAGGCTTCTCTTGTTGGTTAATGAACTCAAATAACAGCACATTGTCAACACCTTTGTTTATGGTTAGCGGTTTTGCGTACACTGGATCATACCTATAAGTGAAAGTTTCCCCAACGCCTGTGTCTATTGATAACACTCGTGTAATTTGCTGATAGATATAGGCTTGTGTGGAATACATACATTATATTTAGTGCCTTTGCTAACCTGGGGCCTAGCGTTTTGGTAAATATCCGTAGATATGAACAATGATTTTTTTAAAAAACTAGCGGAAAAATACCCATTTATAACCTTGTGTGTGTATGCCACAACGGAATACGTGGGCATTATACAAAATCAAGACGATGCTATAACCACTATCTATGATTTTGGCGCTATACAAGATCTTGCAATCAAACATCAATTCTTAGAGTTGGCCAACGTTTGGTGGTGGGAATCAAATCGCAGTGTACCAATCAACATATTTCTCAAAGGTGAATGGGACGTATTTAAGCCTTACCTAAAAACTTTTACCAACAAAGATTTAGAAATACTGCACGGGCCTATTTGTAGTCTCAGTGACATGGGCCGCAAAAAAAGCAAAAGAAAAAGTATTACACTTGTTCGGCGGGTTGACTAATCAAATTCATGTGTAATGCTACCAAGGCCGCATAGCCGATGGCGTGTGCGTGTTTAAATACAAATCCTCGACTGTCGTCACCATCCCAAACTGAGCCAAATACTTCTGCCCAAGGCCGATTTTGTAGGTGCGCTTTGCCTGGGCGTATAATACTAATAAATGCTGCCATCCTGGGAATACTGTCTGGTTTCATTGCAGCTAGTAGCTCTGTGTAGTTACCCACGTGAACTAATTGCTTGGCCCATTCTGCATCGGTCCATAGTTGTTGCCACGGTGGTTCTTGCAGCAACATTGCGTTATAGTGTTCTGGTGTTTTAATCAGTTGATATACACTCATGTTCAACAAGTCTATTTTAAAGTAGCCCAATTGTTCTGCCTGTTCATAATCTATTGCAGAACACGCATTCACGGGATCATACGGAATGTCTGTAACATATACACCACTATTGTGTCTACGCACTTGGCCTTGATGCAGTTGTCGTGCTGGTGTGGCCTGTATTAATTGTAACAATTGATCCCTGTCAGCTAAGTCAATATCAATATCTGCGCTCATTACCAACCTGCCTTTGTTAATATATCTCTTGCATACTCTTGATCTGCTGGATAGTCTTTGAACTTACGCATCCAAAAATCAGCATCAATGTAGGGCCATATCATAGCTACTTGTGTAGCGTCTAACTCGGCCAGAAACTTTTGCCCAGATTCACTGTTGTAAATGATCCAAGGACTAACACGACCTGCGGTCACAGCATAAACCATAGCGTTGGTATTACCATACCGTAGGCAATCCTCTGCAGGATGTCCTGACTTTTCTGCCCAGTCTATTCCAAACTCCATTGCACGAGCCAAGGCATCGTTGATGTTTTCTACTCGTAAATAGTCCATCAAGTATTCTGTGTATACACTGTCTTTGCACCAGTGATCAATTTTTTTATTTTGTTTTAGCACCCACTCAGTAAACCTAGCTGGGTTAATGGCCCGAACGTCCACGCAATAACGACCAAACTTAACAAAGGCTCGATAATACGGGCTTTCGCAAAAGTCATCATAGGTTTTTAGTTTAGCACTGCCTTGTGTAAGTTCATAAAACTTAATGTAAGAGTGAAATCCTAAACGTACTCCAGCTTCGTCTTTTTCTTGTCTGCGACGACGTGGCTCGCACGAATGCACTGCAAGGCTAGACTCTTTTATAAAATCTTTCTTACAATACTGACAGGTATATTTCATTTTTTAACGTCTTGCCCAAGCTGTTTAAAGTATGCGTCAATATCTTTTTTAGTATTGATCTTAGACATAAGCTCAACTTCGTCATCTTTTAAATGTGGGAATAACTCAGCAATTTGTTTTCGAATACCGCTGGCACCTGCTTCTTTTTTCTTAGGGGCAATCCATTGATGGCGTTGTGTACCTAGCCCAGGACTCACTGCTGTAGCACACAACCATTGCAGTTTAGGATGACGATTGATAGCAAAGAAATGTTTGTTGACATAGTGATTTGAGCTTTGCAAATAGTAATGTTGCAATTCTGCACTACCTTGTATGCTTGACCCCCACCGTATCATTAGGAAGTTACTAAACTTCTTGCGCTCTTCATCTGTGAGGCTATCGTAAAAATCTCTGTTTTTACAATCAAACTGAGTCATTTCATTTTGTATACTGAGTTTTTCCACTACCAAGCCTGATTATAGTTTACTACTTCGCAGTTGCGACTAATATCTTTAACAAAATACACACAGTCGGGTTTTTCATCTTCACCCAATGGCACACACAACATCTGGCCATTTTTTAATTTGGGAGCATACCATACAACTTCTTGATACACATCGATAATTTCAATGTCAGGAAAACTTGGTCTGAAACTACTTAATGGATTAAACTGGAATGCTTTAAATCCACGATCATTGATGCTGGTAAGTGGTAGCACTTCTAAGTCGCCCAGGTCGGGTTCGCCAATCAATATCTGCCAATCCACAGGCATACGAACTCTGTGTTGGCCTATGCGTAGGACCAATGCTGGTGCTGTAAAACTTTCTAAAAAGATCAGAGGAATATAGTGGTAGTCCGGATCTTTGGGATCGCTGTTATCAAATATAGCGAAACGCATATCATCTACTTCTTCTGGAAGATGATCTAAATCAAATGGTGTGTTGTCTAATGTAAGTATACGCATGAATTTATTATAACATATTTTGTAGTAGTTGCAACCTTTATTTCCATTCTAGTTTTTCTTGTGTAAACGGATAGTTGGCTTCTTTGTAGAACTGCTTGCGTTTGGTCAAGTGTCGTTTGGCAAATTTACAGGTACTCGTGACGTCCCAGATTTGCACATGATCTTTATCTTCAGCTTTTCGTATTCCGCGGCCGATCGACTGGATGACCCGGACAAAACTCTTGCCAGGTTCAACAAGAACAAGATTAAAAATCCTAGGCAAATTAATACCCACAGCAGCAACACCATAGGTGGCCACAATAATTTTTCCAGTACTAGTTGCCACTTCGTCATATTCATCTTGTCTTGCCTTTGCTTTGGTTGCACCACTAACAAACACAGCTTGGTCGCCTAGCAAATCTACCAACGCATGGCCGCCTGCCACACGGTCTACTAAGACTAGTGTATTACCAGTGGCATTAACCTGTGCTATTAAGTGTGCTATTGTTTTAAGTCTATCTGGCTCTTCTAATAGGAACTTTAATTCACTTTGATAGTTAGAAAACTCTGCATGGTCAACTAGTTGTACCACATTCACGTGGCATTGAGCCAGCACTCCACGATCTTGTAGCTCACTAGCACTGAGTTGATTGATCACTGGCCCAAGACTACACCGTAATGCTTGAAACTCAAATGGTTCTTTGGGTATGGTTCCTGTGAGTCCCCAACGCAATGGTATACGACTCATTACGCCTGTAAGCAAGCTCTTGAGTGCGTCGGCCTTGGCCATATGCACTTCGTCAACAATAACGCATACTACATCTTCCAAGAACTCGCCTATAGTAACATCGCCTACACTGTTCTTTGTATTCTTTAATAAGACATTCAAACTTTGCCATGTACAAATAGTATGTTGTCGGCCCCACTCCTTACGATCGCCAAAATAAACACCCACGTCTTGTTGCATGTTGATGTAGTCTTTTTCTGTTTGCGTTACTAGACTCTTGTTAGGCACAATTACAATAGTACGGCCATAGGGTGCTACTGCATTGCTCAAGGCGGCTGTGATAACAGTCTTGCCAGCACCTGTGGCAATTTCCTGAATACATTGTGGATTCTCAAGGAAGTTATTGATAATTTCAACTTGATAGTCACGCAACTCCATTTGCTTACCTTCTAATGGATGTCCTTTTCCCCACGCAATGTGACTGAATGTTGATTCGGTTACTTGTTCAAAAGTAAATGTGGTAGAATAATCTCTCTGATCATTCAAGTCAATGTCGTAGTTAAACTTTTCCAGGATGGGAATAATTTCTGGCAACAAGTTTACATAAGTGCTACCGCCAAGTTGGAAGTAACTTACCTTGCCGTCCCATCGTCCAAGACGGACTGCTGGCAAGTAACGGGCGCCAGGAACATCATATTTAAAAGCATTAACCAACGCACGACGAGCATCAAGTTCGAGTCCTTCAATCTTGATGTTTACTTCGTCTCGGATTATAATTGTAGCTTGTTTCAATCTATAATTTCTAAAGAAAAATAATTGTCTTGTATTGTAACATTTTTTGTTATGATTTGTCTAGCCATAGTTAAATCATGTTCCCAATTAACCAAATTAGCCAATGGAAGAGTTTTATTGTGCGGTGTTAATTTTTTTTCTTTACACCAATATAAAAATTCTTGTGGAGGAGTTTCTTTATATGGACGAACTAAATTTATTCCTACATATCCATCTATACTATCCCAATTAACATTATCTCTATAGATATCATCGTAAGTGTCTAAATTTTGAAATTTTTCAAATGCTGCTCGACCATGTCCAGGATAACCAGTATAAAGATGACAGATTTCCCAATCATAACTGTTGTCTTTCAATGGATTATCAACTCGCCAATGAGAAGGGTCTCTGAATCGGTATAAAAATGACTCTTCAATAAGATGTATATGACAATTCATTTCTTGATAGGCTTCAAATATTTTTTTATCAATTTTATAAAACAATTCAGTTAGTTTAGGCCATTTTTGCCTTGTCTCTCCCCAGTCCTTGTGTAACTTGTTTAGTTGTCGCTGATCGTACCAATTAGACGGCATGTCAATAAGAGGCATTTTTAGTAAAGACAACTGTTTATTCACAGTTTCAATATAATTTATTTCTTCTTGGATTAGTTTATTGGTACCAGATTTCTTAAAAATAGTATCAATAACCTGATCGCCTACGCTATAACGATTTCCTAATTGTTGGCTGGTCTGAACGAACCAAAGTGCCAAGTCTTGATTGATTACATCAAACAGTAATATGTCGTTGGTTAATCTCCAGGTCAATTGTATTTTCATATCTTAGTGTAACATACTTATCTAGACAAAGTCAAAAAAACAGGCCCCTAAAGGCCTGTTGTGAAATGGGTAGTTAAAAACTACCCAGGAGCTACCGTATTAACTGTTCTTCATACAAGTTGTGGCGGCCAAGGCCTTCCAGTTATCACCGGATACTTTGGTCAAGTCTGCAATCTTCAATGCCATACGCAGGCTCATCTCACGTAAACGAGTCTGATTAGCTTCCATAAAGCCAATGATTTCGTCGCCTTGTTCTGTGCTAAAATCGTAGTCTGCGAACAGTTCACCCTTTAGATAAATCTGTTTGATACGCAAGAAACGATCACGCATGGTATTAAGAGTCAAGTCCAGGAAGTGACAACGACTTTGCAGTGCTTCTAAATGGTCTTGCAACTTCTTGCTTTTAAGGTTTTGGAACTGTAGGTTGGTAATAAAGATACAACTACCTTTGAAGTCAAACATGTCTGGAACGCCTTCACGACGCAACATGGCACTATCACTGTTCCAGTAGATTCTACGCTTCTTGCCCGAATCCAAGGCGGCCTTAAGAATGTTCAAGCTCAAGTCATCTTGGAACACTGAGTCGCAGTCGTCAAACACCAGGACATTGTTCTTGTCTGAATGTTTGTATAGAGTGCAATACAACCCAATTGGAGTCATAGCACCTTTGATAACTTCATACTTGACACGACGACCACTCAACTGGTCAAACAAGCCCGAATGTTCTAACTGTTTTTCTACACCATAACTCTTGCCTACACCAGGAGGGCCAACCACGATCATTGCACGGACATCACCAGCAATAGTGGCCTTGGTCATTTGGTCAAGGATGTCAAAGCGTTCGCCAATACGGGCAATAACTTCTTCGTCGGTTTCTACCGGTGCCTTGTTATGCACATGGACCTGGGCATGAGCGATGGGTGCTACAAACTCGCCTGCAGGAACTGATTCGGCAGTAAATTCTATATCTTCGATTGTGTTCACATTGACACGAACTATTTCTGGTAAGTCTGGGCCAAAAAAGCCATCTGATTTTACAGTCACATAGCCTCCTTTGGCTCCTGTCTGGTAACCCTTAACCAAGTTAAAGGTCACATTGTTTACGGGTTGATTACGGTATGTTCCGTTTTTAATAATTACTGTGCTCAAGGTTAGCTCCTTTTTATTAACTATACAACTATTATACTATATTGGGTATTTCTGGTCAACCGCTTACTTGCGGTAAATTTCACGGGCTATATCAGCACCGTTTTTGTACCCTTGATAACGACCTAAACAATAACCCATGAATACGCCGTATGCTAGTGCCATTAGGATTAAGATTGTGTTTGATTCCATTTAAAACTCCTTTATTAATTGTGTTATACTAATATTATAGCAAAATGGTCTTTAATGGTCAACCGTAAAAAACCCGCCATTTTGACGGGTTTTTAGTAGGTTAGTGTGTACTAACTAATTATTCTAGCATGCCGGCGGTGGGCACAATTAAATCATGGGTTAATGTTGCCCCTGGGTTCACTGTCCAATGCCAGGTGCCTTTTGCGAATGTACGATCAGTGACTTGTGCTTCGCCGTCTATCATTACATTATTGCGAGGATCACGTACATGATTGCTGTCATATTCGGCGATATCTAAGTAGTTATCTGCACCCGAACTATACGTGATTGACCCCATTCCGACCTCTTTGTAGTTGGTAAGAATTTGTCCAAATCTTACTGGTGCGCCGATTACAGAAACAGTCATAGGCATAACACCAACAAAATCCATGGGAATTTCAAAAGTAAACAAAGTAGGTGCAGTATCCCAACTTTCGTTATCGGCAGTCATTTCTACTAAATCAACTTGGCCATCAAACACTGTGTTACCGTCCAAAATAGCGGTAACAGTTGCTGAGCCAACATTTATTCCCCATCCTAATACTTTTACTGTTCTAGTTGTCATACTTGTATTCTCCTATGATGTTATTTATTTGCGTTATTGCCAGTGGGTTAAAATTGCTGAATTGGTTAACTCCAGTGGTTTTGGTTGGCCATGAAAGATCAACACACTGGTGTCGCGATCTATCAGAGTGCCTGAGCCTGGGTGTAAGTATTTTTTAGTTTGAAAATTATAACCACCATCAAGGCACTGCCAGCGCCAACTTTTTACCCGTCTCGGATCAAAAAAACGTTGGTCAGCCGACTTGACCTTTACACTTATATAGTCCTGGTCGCCGCGATATCGAGACATGATTTTAAATATATCTTCTGTTTGAAACTCTTGCCAAATACTGGCATA